CCGCGCAGTCTGTGACGTCGCACACGGCACGCACAGCCCCGACGGCGGCGTTCATTGCGACGTTATCGTTCTCTTGAATGCCAGTCGCCCCGACCCATGGATCCACAGACATCAAACCTATGCGGTTCTCCGTAATCTTGGCCGTCAGGTAGTCGACCAGCGCGTCGTCGACTGTGATGCCCTCGCGGTCCTGTCTGGCGAAGATGATGTTCATGTCGCGGCCCGCGTCGAGGAACAACTTGCCCCGGATCTCGTCGGCCGTGACCTTGTAGTGCAGCATAGCCGCGGCCACACGCCGCTGGAGCTCCTCGTATGGGTCTTCCAAGTTAATCACCCACACATTGCACGGCTCGTGCACGACCTCACCGAGTAGCGGACGGCCGGTGCAAATTGCCAGCGCCTCCACGATCTGCATCGACGTCTTGCCCACGCCCCCTGCGGAAGCCAGCACAGACACGTTTGACCGGATGTAGTGCTGACCATAGATCCAGCGCCGCGCCGGGATCGACGCCGGATCGACGGGATCGTAGGGCGTCGGATAACTGCGCTCTGACTGCGCGATCTCGGCCTGTACCTGAGCGACCGGCTTAGCCATCGCCAAAGCCTCACGCAATTTCTCGGCGTTGGTCTCACGCAGGTAGTCGTTGGCATCCTTGACACCCTCAACGCCCAGCATATCGAACCGCACGACGTGGACGTCGGTGCTGCCGTCGCCACGGAGCACATCTGCCACCGCATCCACGTCCAGATCCGGGTCGGCGCAGATCGTCACGTCGGACGCCCGCGGCACGGGGTATGTGGACATGCCGGCCTTGCCAAACGTGCACACGACCGTCGCCTCGTCGCCGACCGCCTGATACACGCTCAACGCATCCTCCGGCCCCTCGGTCATGATGATGACGCCGCCCTCGTGCTCGTTGCCGATCCGCATGACGTTGCCGGCGATCACGCCGCGGCTGTATTTGCTGATGCCATTGTGCTCGCGCTTGTGCCCCTCGGGTGTGAGCAGCACGCTCTGCACGCCGCACACTTCTCCGCTTGGATCAAGCGCGGGAAACATGATTGCGGGGCCGTCGTATATATTAGGGCTAAACCGCGCTGCATCCGAGGCTGTGCTGGCCCTCAGACCCCTCGAGTTGAGGTAGAGTAGCGCCGGCCGCACGGCATCGATGTTGTCGCGCGAAATCGTGACGCCGCGCTCCCAAATTTCGCGGGCCTTACGCATCTTGTCTGCGCGGGTCTCGTCGTCCTTTGCCAGCATATCTTTGGCAGCCAGACGCGACATAAGCCGCTCGAACTCGGACGGCGTGTACGGCATTGCGTCCGCGTTCTCGAGCTCCTTCGGGTTGTCGCCGCCGCGCTTGAAGCCGCTGCCAATCGTCGCCTTGATCTCGTGGTCTTGCAGGCCCATCGCCTTCGCTGCGCTGTGCAATTCGCTGATCGCCGCGTCTAAGTTTGCCGGTGCCATGTGGGCGTGACGCCCGAGGCTGAACGCGGCCTTGTTTAAAATTTCGTTGCGGCTCCCCTTGATCGCATTGGCCACGTCGGCCACTGCGCTCTCCGCAACTTTGCTAAAGTATCTCTCGCTCATAGTTTCCACCCTATAGTTTGGCCGCCCGCCGAGGCAGGCGGCCATGTTGATCAGAAGCCGAAGTTGTTATCGGTCGCGGGTGCTGCGGCGGGTGCCGGTGCAGGCGCTGGCGCCATTGCGGGTGCCGCTGCGGCCGCCGGGTGCTCTGCGCCGTTCTCCGGGCGGTTGATCCACTTGGAGATGTTAAACGACACATCGTATGACGTGCCCTTGCCGATCACTACCGGGGTGCTGCCTGTGACCTGCACAATCGGGATCTGCGTCGCAAATTCCGGCGCCTGCTCGGCCTGATTGTACAGCTTGGCGATGAACTGGCCGAGGCCATAAGAGTTACCACTGAACGACGCCTCACGACCGTCGACCAGCCAGCAGTTGACCTCGAAGCCCTGTTTGTGCTGCTCACTGGGCCGCGGGATCTGCTCGGAGGGTGACGGCCACGGCTGCCAGTCGCGCACGCCTATATCGATGTGCAGCCACCCGAACTGCACGTTTTTGATGTCTACTGCGAAGCCGCGAGACATGTCGATGTTTTCATCGCCCGCTTCTGTCTTTACCCACCAGCGATTTTGCGGCAGATTTGAGCGAATAAATAGTGAGTTTCCAGACCCTTCTGAACTTCCGAATGATATTGGCATGTGTTGTCTCCTAGACTATGGTTGCCGTTTCTCAGTCAATCTGACTGAACCTAAATGAGTAGCGCGGAATTTGGATCGTTTTCAAGTCCCCAAAATCGTAGCCCCACTCGTTGCTCTCGCTCGCCTTACGATATTTCTCGAGAGCGTACTGGACTGCGGCCTTCCCCTCATCGAGGCTGGCCCAGTCCAATTCGTACACGCCGATCAAGTGCGGACGTGATTTTTGAACCGCTATGAAGCAGAAGCGGTCGACCTCAAATCCGGCGTTTTCCATGCACCGCCGGTAAAATTGGTCTTGTATATGATAACCCAAATTAGCGCATTGCTTGGCAAAGCCCTCGGGGTCTGACGCAATGGTCGTCTTCAAGTCGATCAGCGCGCCAATGTCCCGGCGCCATCCGTCCGGGCGGCACCGCATCTCGACGCCGGTCGACGGATCCTTGCTGAATATGCTGGCCTCGCAGACCAGATCGCCGCTGAGAAGATCCGCGGCTGCCCGGTTTGATCGCACAGCTTCAGCCATGTCAGCGGCCAAGCGGTAATCCGCCTCCGTCAACAGCAAGGCGCCCGCCTCGTCGGCTTCCAACTTCTTACGCTTCCAGTCGAGCCCCCGGCGTGTCTCTGGACCGCACCAGATGCTGGCCGCGTTCTGCGGCTCGAATACCAGCGTGTGCGTGGCCGTGCCCACGTCGAATGCGGGGCTGCTCTTAAACTCGCCGTATTTATACTCAGCCGGCGATCCCAGAGCTATCGTCTTTGCGCCGCTGGCACTCAGAGATGGCTCGAGGTGATACGCCTCGTTGGTCATGTCAAATTTTACAGTCATCTCTCGCCCCTCCCATACGCGGCGATCAGCAGGCTCTCCGCACGGTGTTCGTCCTTCTTCCGCTTCAGTCGCAGCGCCAGATCTGGATACCATTGCTGGGCTTGCCGGCGCGCCGCGTCCTTGTCCTTCGGCAGGTTCATGCTCGACTTCCACTTAGCCGGCCGCACTTCGCTGTACGGGTGGCCAGACAGTGCGGCAGTCGCCAAAATTTGGCCAAACGCAAATCCCAGCTTGAATACTGAAACCACGCCCTGCTTCGGCATGGATTGTTGCTTTTCAAGCCAAATATGTTCCACCGGGCCGGCGCTGTTGATGATGTCGAGCAGCGCGATCACGTCGACGCCGCCCTCGGTGTAGACCGGCAGGTCGTGCACCTCAGCAAAGCCATCGCCGAGCAGCGCCACGCCGCCGGTCCGGTAGCCCGGATCAATTCCGATTGTAATCTTCGATGTCATACCCGCTCGCTTCCAGATGTTGTGCAATAAGTTTTTCGACCAGCATCGACGAGCTGACGCGTTGCGCCTTACAATACTCTTTCAGCTTTTCAGCGATATCCAGCCGCACGCGCGGCCCTATTTGCTTCAGTTTAGACATTGATCCCTCCATTTGTAACGCAGTGTTAACAGCACCCGCCGCAGAGCACAAGTAGAATTATGGTTGGTTGGACGGTCGGCACAAAATGTGATAATAATTGGTGAAGTGAAATTCAATACCCAGAGGAACCATATGGAAGCGGAATTTATGTGGAATGCACTGCTATCAATTGGCGTGGCCGCCGTGGGCTTTTGGGTAAAGTCTTGGGTCAGTGAGGTGACGCGCTTGCAAATTTTGCTCAACCGCACGCGTGAGGAATACATCACCAAGGTCGACAGCTCGGACCAAATGAACCGTGTAATGAACCGGCTCGACGGCCTCGATGCCAAGATAGACCGTTTGATTGAGAGAAAGTGATGCTCTGCGCGCTGGTCTTTGTGAATTTCGGACACGCATGGGTGCAGGGCGTAGGCAATGTTCTGGTGAAGTCGTGTTACTATAACTGTGGCAGTGAGAAGATAACAAAGGCGCAGTGGTATGACCGCAAGTATAGCGTGCCGCCGCATTATGTTTGCCCAGTGAGGTTTACAGACGCATGATTGAAGTTTTAGCCCTTGCAAGTGCAGTCAGCACAATATCTGGAAGCATAAGCAGTGCTGTCCAAGCTGGCAAAGACGTTGGCTCTATACTGCCGCAGTTTGGCAAGCTGGCTAAACTGGAAGCTGATATTCACATTGCAGAAAAAGGACGACACAAAGGCCCACTTGGCAGGCTCACCTCGACTGAGGAAGAAGGCTTTGCGATTGCCAATGCCAAGATGAAACATAAGGAAGCTATGGACACCCTTCGCAGCCATTGCCGCCTGTATGGTCCACCGGGCATGTGGGAGACAGTGCAACGTGAGATGGGCGCGGCCAGAGCGCGGCAGAAACGTGCGCTTGAGGAGCAGGCTGCAAAGCGAGACCGCATCTTCTACTTCATCACAGTTGCAATTGCCTGCACAGTTTTTGCTGCGGGCAGCGGCGGTTTGCTATGGGTTGCAGCGGTGCTGGCAGATGAGGTGCGCTGATGTGGTTGCTTCTTTGGTTTCAGCTCTCGGCAAACGTCATTCACTTTGAGGTGGGTCAATACAGCAGCGAGAAAGAGTGCTTTGATGAGCTGGCCCGCGCGGCGGTGCTGGTGACGAAGAATAATGAATATTTGCAGTGTTTTAGGATATCAGGAGACCAGTGATGACAGGAATACTTGGAAAGATATTTGGAAGTGGAGACGTCATCAAGTCTGGCATAGACCTGATCGACAGCTTTCACACCTCTACTGAGGAAGAGATCGCGGCGAAGACGAAGGCCAAGGTTGACATCATGGGCGCATATGCTCCGTTCAAATTGGCACAGCGTGTGATAGCGTTTTCGTTTACGTTTACATATCTCGTGTGCTTTGCAATGGTGCTGGGCTTTACGCTAATGGATCGCGTGGCTGACGCTGACAAAGTGCAGCGCGTGCTTGAAGATTTCCAGATTGGCTGGGCCATGATTGTGATCTTGGGCTTCTACTTTGGCGCCGGCGCGGCTGAAGGGTTCATGGACAAGAAGAAGGCGAAGTAATGGAAAACGTCAAACTACCTCTGGCCCTCGTGGCAGCTATGGCTGTGCAACTCGCCGCTGGTGTGTGGTGGGTCAGCCAGCAGGCTGCGACCATTGCGAGCCTCGAGGAGACCGTCGGTCAGATCGGATCGCGCATGGCCATCGAAGACAACATCAATTTGAAGCGCGATGTGCAGGATAACGCGATGGAGCTGGAATACGCCTTCGATGAGATCGAGGAGATTTGGGATGAGCTGGCATCCATGACCATGGCCATTGGCGAGATCAACAAAATCAAGCAAAGAGTTGCTCTCATCGAGAACGATTTGAAGTATATTAACCTTGACCACAACGGGATCATGGATATGAAAGGTGGGATGAAGTAATGTTTCTCTCCGCCCTCCTGATATGTTCGACACTGGAGGCGCAATCTTGTGTGGTGGTCGCAAACACGAAAAACATCTGGAGTAGAGAGACTGATTGCCAGGTTGACGCAATGACTTTAGCCCTTGAATTGGTTGACAAAGGCTTCGCCGTGAGGCCGTATTGCTTCAAAGTCGGCGAAACTGCATAGAGGAACAGCGAAATGGCGACACCAGCAAAGGGCAAGGCCCGCGTTAAAGTCACCGCCAGCGGCCGCAAGGTCAGCTATGGCCAAGCCGGCAAAGCCAAAGGCGGCGGCCCGCGCGTGAAGCCCGGCACCAAAAAGGGCGACGCATACTGCGCTCGATCAGCGGCTCAGAAGAAAAAGTTTCCCAGCGCCGCCAAAGATCCAAACAGCCCGCTCAATCTATCGCGCAAGCGGTGGAAGTGCAGCGGCACAAAGTCGAAGAGAGGTTGATGAGATGTCACTTTACAAAAACATCGCAAAAAAGCGTGCGCGCATTAAAGCCGGAAGTAATGAGCGGATGCGTAAGCCCGGCGCAAAAGGAGCGCCGAAAGCCAGTGCATTTAAAGCGGCTGCCGAGACGGCTAAGAAGCCAGCTAAGAAAAAGGCTAAAAAATGAGTGAAGCGATGAAGCTGCTCCAAGCTAAAATTGGAGTTTCAGCCGATGGCGCGTTTGGCCCAAACACGGCCAGAGCCATCGCCAAGCACTATGACCTGTCGCCCAATCGCGGCGCGCATTTGCTTGGCCAATCACACCACGAGAGCGGCGGGTTCAAGCGCACCACAGAGGGGCTGTACTACTCGACGCCTGAGCGCATCCAAGCCGTCTGGCCTTCGCGCTTCCCGACCGTTGAGAGCGCGGAGCCGTATGCAAAAAACCCGCAGGGTCTCGCAAACAAGGTCTACTCAGGCCGCATGGGAAATGGCGATGAGGCCAGTGGTGACGGCTACAATTTTGCGGGAAAAGGTTTCCTTCAGCTCACGGGCAAGTCAAACGTTAAGGCCTTTGCGGCAGACATGAAGCTGCCCGAGGTGCTTGAGTATCCGTCGAAGCTGGCGGACGAATATGCGTTTGAGACTGCGCTGTGGTTTTTCCAGAAGAACGGCCTGTTCGCCATTGCCGACGACGGTGTCGGCGATGAGACCATCAAGCGGATTACGCGCGTCGTGAATGGCGGCTATCACGGCCTCGAGGACCGCATCAACCAGACGCGTAAAATTCACACTTGGCTGATCGCTGGATAAGTTGAACCAAGACCAGAAAAAACGTGCCGCAGTCGGCAGAGCTGGCGAGTATCTTGCTCTCGCCCGCCTGTCGCTCGCCGGCTACTCTTGCACGCTCTGCCAGATCAATGACCACGACGCGTATATACAAACGGACACACGCGTCCTGACTTTACAGGTCAAGACTGCCAGCAAGAACAATAAAAATTTCCCTAAGTGCGCCTTCCACACGGTCAAAAAGAGCGGCCAAACATCAGACGTGTACGCTTTTGTGGCTATTCATCTTGACGCTATAATTTTTCGCCGCGGGGATGAGGTGATAAATGTGACGACATACATCTCTGAGCAGGAGTTTCTCGACGAAAAGCTGTCGATGCAGAAAACGCTCGACAGCTTTAAATAGCCACTTGTTGCCGTGTTCATACTTCTGTTATAACGTCCGAGCAGGGTGGCTCTCATCATAAGAAAAATCGACTTACCACGGGAATGGTTTGGTTGTTTGCCTCGGATGACGTTGCTACCAAAAAGCGCCACCTTTTTAAATCTCAACGGCCACCCTGCACGATTTCAAAATATAAGCGCGACCAGCATCATTAAGCCAGCGCCGCTTGCGAAGCCAAAGATGGCCCCGACAAGTCCGGCGATGTGGATTTTGCGCTCCATCTCTTCGTCAGCCATCACTCATCATCCTCGAAATACTTGTCAAAAGTGAATGGCGTTTTACAGAACAGCCACCGCCACTGTTTCTTCGCCATGCCATCTACCCGAATAAACTCGCGGTGCCGATAGACCATGCCCTTCTCCCACATACGCTTGAGATATGACGCGACGCGCGGGATGCTGTCGTCGAGCAACTCAGCGGCCTCTGTGGACGTGAAGATGAGATCATCGTCCACCATGTCCATGAGGCGCTCTATCTGGCTCACAACGCGCTCTGCGCGCTCCTCAGCCTCACGGGCCGCCTTCTTGTGCGTGTCCTTGAATGATCGCCGGACCATCGCAGGGAGAGGCCCGCGCTTCTCTGGCTGCTCCATATACATGCGCTTCTCAAACTCGAACAAGTCGTGGCCATACTTGATCTCACGCGCCTCTTTCAGACACGTCACGCCCTTCAGCTTTTGGACCAGCCGCTGGTGCGGCGTCAAAGCCCTTGATCCTTTAAAGCTCGCCTCAGCGCCTCGAGCAACGACGATAGCTCCTCCGCTGTCTGCTGAACGTATGGCTGGCCGCGCAACTTGCTGCGCTCCATCAAGACCGACGTCACCCGCTCGATCCGGCTCAATAATTTGTCTACTTTTTCGTCCACGTCCGCCTCTCCTTTTCACTATATCAATATTAAACTCGCAGGCTGCGCTGTGCACAGTCGATGGCGAGACGTTCAGATATCGAGCGATCTCGATATTGCACAGGCCGTCTTCCGCACACTCGCGGATGCGCCGCACCATCTCTTGGCGATCATATGGGCTCGGCATCTTCGTCCTCCTCGTCCTCTGGCGGGTCCACTTCTCCCAGACCGCCACAATATTCGCACAACACGGTTTCGATCACCGGCTCCCCGATGTCTCGGGTTGATGACTGCATCAGGAAGCTGGTCTCCTCCAGAGTGCCCTCCCCATGGCACTCTGGGCACGCCAGCCGCTTCGGGTCCGTCCAGATCCACTCATCCATCATGTGGCACACTCCGCGGCGCAGGCGGCGTATCCGGCCGCGTCCACATAATTATCGACGTGTTGCGGGTTTGATTTGGCTCTTGCCGCCTTCAGCAGCACCATCATCGTCCCTACGTCATGGGGCAGCACCTCGACGCCAAGGTGCACGCTCCAATAAATGGCGATGGTCTTGAAGTTGTCCTCCATATCGCCATGATCGGCAGCGCGGTCCTTGGTCACATACTCCTTGGCCGTGTCCAGAACTTCGGCGCGGGTTATTTTAGCCATTGGTGATCTCCCAGTTTGTTGGCCGCGCTTTCGGGCGCATTGGTTCGTCGGAATGGGTGGCCACTGTGCAGGCGACTAGCAGCCCGCACAGTGTAGTCCAAGCGATCAGGATCGCCCAGTCTTGCTTCGTCGGCATCATTTGAGCAGCCGCTTGACGTCTTCGCACCAGACGTTTTGCGTCGACCGAACCTGCTCGCCAGACTTGTAGACCTTAGCGGCGGCAATTTTACCGTAGCGGTGCAGGTTGTAAAGAATTGTTCCGATCTCGTTGACGTCAGCGCCGGTGTGCTCCATTAGGTCTGAGGCCAGAAACGGCTCGCCGTTCATTAAAGGGATTGCCTCGTGCACCAGCTCGGTCAGCGTTTTGACCGGCTCGGTCGGCACCTTGACCGGCTCGATTACCTCGGGCTCCGCATCGAACAGGTCGACTAGGGGTGAGAATACGCTATTTTTGTTAAGCGAAAAGTCGGCGCCCTCGATGAACGTCACGAACCACGGCGTCTGGCCCTTCGGGTCGTGGCGGTTTTCCACGACGCCGGCGCGGTATGTGCGGCCGACTTCCAGCTTGATCGCCGACACGACCGATTTGGGCACATATGCCTGCTCGTAGGTGTCAGTCAGGACGGCGAATGCGTGATGATCGCCGGCGAATGTTGTTGTGATTTCTTTGAGCATGATGCTCTCCTTTTGGGTTGATGGGGGCCGTAGCCCCCGGTTGAGTTAAACTTTTGCGGATTTCAATATACCTGACTTGCAGGCTTCGCGGTTCCAATCGGTGGTTCCGATAACGTGCCATTCCCATTCTGTTTGCGCCTCTGGATGACCCTCATGCCAAACAGTGTAATACTCGCCTGTGCAGAAACAGATTGCGCCAACGCCAAAATCTTCCGCCTTAATCGCGTGTTCTTTGCCTTCCACGATATTGGTGGCGCCTTTGTGCCAAGCCCACTTGGTGCCAGCCTTGCCGCCAGCAACGGGATCAACATTTTGAGGATTAGCCAGCTCCACTTTGAACGTGCTGCCATTTTTCTCGACAAGCCAACTGCCAGTAGAATTGGCAATTGTGATGTCGCCAAGCAAGTCGCCCTTGGTGCCGTTTGTGAAATCGAATATTTTCATGTCCGTTCTCCTTTGTTTCTGTCTATACAGTTAACCTAATGTTAACACCTACACATTACAAGCACTAAATGTTCACATTGTGAAAAAAATGTTATAGGGTCTCTAAGTGACATATTTTGGAGGATCACATGCTCGACGACGACACAAAAGAATTGGTGCGCAATCTCAACAATCCGCACCGCGTAGTGAACATCATGGCGCTGTTCAAATTCTGCGAGAAGGCGGCCACGATCATCCAAGATCAAGCGGCCGAGCTGCACCGCGCAGCCGCAGACGCAATTGAGGCGCAGCCCGCGAAGACTGCGCCCAAAAAGTCTGCTAAGAAGTAGCGTTTAGCGGGGGCCGGTCAGCATCTCATATGGGGATGGCAGGCCGGCTGACTGCGCTGACATACCCGCGCCCAGCAGTCCGCTGGTGACATTAGCCCTTGTCGCTTCCCCAGTCTCTCTGGCGGCCTGTATGCCCGGAGCTGCGCGCTCCATAGCTTGAGCCTGACGCATCAAATCGTCCGGCGTCATGCGGCGGGACAGGATCGGTGCGAGCTGCTCTTGAGCTGCGCGAATGCGATCCGCCTGACCGCCTCCAGAGAGTAAAAGGTCAGACGCCATTGCCGTAGGCGCGCCCAGCAGACCTTGCTGGCCAATGCGCTCTCCCATCGTCGGAGTAATTAACTCCTCAAAGCGCTTCTGCACTGCCTGACGTATTGCTGTTTTAGAGTTTTGAGCGACAGAGGCTGCCATAATCATCGCGTCGCTGACTTCCCGGATCTTATTCGACATCTTCTCAAATCCGACATCGCCAAGCACCATTTGCATCTTTGTGGCCACGGCTCGAGTATTCATTGCCTTCAGTTGCGCCAGAGCCTCGACCACTTCGGCGTCGGTGCGCTTGGACGGGTTGACCTTCGCGTTTGCCGCATACTCATCTAGGCGGTTTCTCAAAGCTGTTCTGACTTGCTTCAGCTCAGTCGGGCCCATGACGTCTAAGGCGATCTGCACCTCTTCTCGCGTCACAGACGGGCTCAGCAAGTCGTTGCCAAGGTCTGCCGCGATCTTCTGGTCGATGGCATCTTTGCCCGCTGCGCGCGCCGCTGCGTAGTCTGGACTGACTTCATCAAGCGCGTTGCGCATCTGGATGGCCAGCGCAGTCTTGGAGCGGTAGCCCTCGATGTCGCCAGATCGCTTGAGCTCTTGGGCGCGGCTGTGCAGCCGGCGCGTGACGTAGTCCAGCGTCTCGACTGTCGGCGTCCGCATGGCGATGTAGTTTCCGTCGACGTCGTAAGTTATATTTACGCCGTCCGCCTGCTTCATTATCTTGTTCGCCTGCTCTTCGCTGACGCGCGTCGGCACCATGTAGTCGAATTTTCCGCCTGCCTCACGCATCAGCGTGGTGGCTCCGGTCAAGTCATCAGGAGAGACGCGGGTGTACAGATCGAGCACAGTGTCAGAGGCGTCTTCGCCGGGAGTTATCTGGGAGGTGTACGCGCTGCCGTACAGCTCACGACGAGCCTCTGCGGTGTCCGCCATGATGTCGGCCTTCTGGCCAATTTTTCCGTCAGTCACAGGCCCAAGCACGTCATCAAGTGTGGTTGACAAGTCGCGCGACGCGGCCAGAGATGTCTCATTGAGGTTTGAGCGTACCACTGCCGCACCCTTGCCCGGAGTATTCGCCACGACGTCAAGCAGGTTTGACATATTAGGGCCAAGCGTTGCTATGTTTCCATAAGGCGTGTTGGCCGCGGCGGCGGCGCCTACGCCGTCAGCCTCCACGGCGTCTTTTATCAACTTCTTTGCGTCGCCCTTAGCGCCAATCTTGTTAATGTCTGCCCGAAACGGCATCTCAGCTCTAAGGCGGCTCACGCCTCCGATGATTGATCCGACAACAGGCGCCACCGCGCCAAAAATTCCTCCAAATTGGGCGCCAGTTTGTGCCTGCTCTGCGGCTGCCGGCAATCCACCCTCACCGTAGCCCGCAACAGCGCCTTCAGCGCCACCGATGCCTGCGCCATATCCAACAGATTGAGTGGCACGTCCAATGCGCGTTGGCGCGTTGATTAGGCGGTCGGCGCCAGAAGCCAAGCCGGTGGACACACCAGTCGCGAGGCGGCCGGTAGTGGTCAAGGCGGGAAGCTCTGCCTCCTGCGACCCTATGGCTGCGCGGATAGTCTCTTCGCTGATGGGTGCGTTTCCAGTGAACTGGCTACCGAACTCGCTGGCCTTAGCCATCGCTGGTTCAACATAACCGCGAGCAAACGGAAGACCTTTGCCAAACATGCTGGCCAGCGCTGTGTAACCCTCACCTACGACATCGCGGGACATTTCACCTCCCACAACTTTTTTGAAATCTCCGCCCTCGCGCATGATGCTGGTTATGGTTCCCTGATCCGCGGACACATATGCGCCCTCTGGGTTCACATAATTCATCTGCCGCGTCTTGCGGTTCTGCGTGATGTAGCCGCCGTCGGGGTATTGCTTCAGCAGCGTGGAGCCTTCGGGGATCGTCGGAGCCTCTTGAGCAGGAGTAAGTCCGATCTTTTCTGAAAAATCGCCAAAGTCCATGTCAGAGTAAAATTTGCCGTGCAGCGCCCGCGCAAGATCCTCGTCGCTCATTTCATCGTACTGAGGGTATTTATTGCGGATTTCTTGTATGGAAGCCATGCTTGTACCCTATTATAAAATGTTCAATGGATCTGAGGTGTCGCCTGACGGGACCACTGGACCCGCGTTTTCGGTCCACGCTGGCTTGCCCCCAAATATCCGATTTAACCCATCAAGCGCCCTTTGCCCATTAGGGTTTCCAGCGGCCGCCTGCTCCTCAGCGTCTCTAAACGCATCAGCGATCAGGTTTTGATACTTTGTCTGAATACGCTTCAAGGCTCTTTTGGCTGTCTGCGGCCCCTTAGACAGATCAAGCTGGGTTAATTCAGTTTCCAGCGCGTTAAATTCTGTTGCATTAAGTGCACCCATTGTCGCGCCTGTTGCCTTTAGGTCTTTCAGCGCTTGGAGCGCAAGATTGGACCTCAAGGTAGTGGCCAAGCCTTCAGCAATATTCGCGCCAGTGCCGGGGATGTAGCTAAGGAGTGAACCCATTATGCCTGTGGTTAAAGTTGGATCTTCGTCAATCATATTGATTAAAGCATTAACGTCTTCAAGCTGAGTGGCTGCTTGAGAGGAGCTGCTTACTGCGCCCTCGGTTGCCTGCATCTGATCCCGTATCTCCTTCACCTGTAGCGCGATTGCCGGCGCCATGTCTGGATAAAGCATGCCTAAATTCAGAAGTCGCTGGATGCGTGCCAGCGGGTCTCCGCCCGCAATATCGTCACCCATAACGCTTTGCAGCGCCTGACGATTAGCCTCCGCCGCCTTCGCCTTGCGCCCCATGTCGATCTGGTCGTTGATCGCCTTGAGAGTGCTTCCGAAGGCGTTGCCCTCCTTGCCCTGCAATGCGAAGCCGGCGTCTTTGATCGCCCCAAAAGCCAGCATCATCCGCTGCTGACGGTTGAGGTTGGAAAATTGGTCAGCTTCTTCTTTGGGCCCGAAAATTGCGTCCATGAACGAGCTGCCGCCCTGCGCCGCTGTCGCTGATAGCTGCTCCTGAGTTACTGCGGAGGCCGCGGGAACGGCCTGCACGGCTGCGCTCACTGCGTCTGGCGTCATCTTCGGGGCGCTGACCGGGGCTGCCGTTGGGACTGCGCCAGCTAAATCCGCGGCCACGCTTTGCGGTGTGACGTCTGGATCAGGAAGCGCTCCGGGGTCGACATCATTTTCTATGCCCAGCGCGCGGCGCTGCTCGTCTGTGGCCGGATAGTCCACCGCGAGACCAGTAGTGTCCATTCCCATACGCTTGAGCTCGTCAATGTCAAATTGTTGTAGCAAGTAAGTCATATCATTTGGCCCTTATATTCATCAAAACGGCTTGTAGCCCATTGCGCCCAGACCCATCCCCAGAGAGCCGATAGCTGCCAGAGCGTTGCCCGCGCCGCCAGTAGAACTGGTGCCCATTGAGGTGCCGGACACGTTGGTGGTGCCGAAGCCCGCTGGAATAGAGGCCGCGCCGCCCTGTAGTGCGGTGAGCTGTGTCAGAGGATACTGCATCTGCATCAGATACTGCTCGTATGCCGCGTCGAGTGCCGCCTGATCTGGCGCACGCTGGATCTGACCTGCGCTCAATTGCGCCCCGAGGCCCGCCATCTGCGACTGCATGCCCTGACCAGCTGTGGATGCCATTGAGCCCGCCGCCTGCATGCGCAGCGCGTCCTCTGCGGCCGCACGCTGCGTGCCGTACTGCAAGCCCTGCTGTTGCAGGCCAGCCAGCGTCTGACCCATGCGGGCGTCGTATTCGCCTGCGCGCTCGCCTTGGAAAACGTCGCGGCGGGTGTTGCCGAATGCGCCTGCGCCAGTGATCTGGCCCTGCTCTCCCACGATATCTTTTGCGCGCTGCCGCTCCATCGCAGCCATCGTCGGGTCGATGACACCGGACGTGAACTGGTTTTGGTACTGCGCGATCTGCGCCGCCTGATCTTGTGGAGTGCGCCCCGCCAGACCCGCGTAGACGTCTCCAGCGGCGCCGTACACGTCCTGACGTGTGTCGAGGCCGCCGTACCCAGCCATCGCCTGTTGCTCGAGGTTGCTCAGACCTGCCACGCGCTCTCCGCCGAATGGCGTGTATTCCGCGCCTCCGATGGCAGTCGCCTTGGGCAGCACCACGTTGCGGATGTAGTCCTCTTGGAACTGAGGCATCTTCGCTTCTGTGGTGTTGTCGATATATTCTGTTGTCTTGGTTGTGCTGCCCATCTTAAAGCTCCATCTCATAGTGGACGTATTTGCGCTCGAAGCCACACTGTCCCATGTATTTGTCAAATCCGTGGCGGCCGTCCGCCTCGATGCCGGCCAAATTGGCTTTCTGTGCTAATTCCACAAGCGCCTCCATAGCCGTTGGCATCCACTCAATAATTCGAGAGCCACCGAGATGCTCAATAAATAAAGTTTCACGCAGGGGGTGCTGCATGACCGCAGTAGTGAACGCAGCCACAGGCTCGCCCGCAATAAAAACGAGCCACACAACGGACCGTCTTTCTCGAATGTTCGCCAGAACGCGCTCCACAGGAACATTTCTACTATCTCTCTCAATACTGGCCTCCAGAAACGGCAGGCCGACCTCAATTCCGTAGTCGATTTCGTCCGCCACTGCCGGAGCCACCACGACCTCTGGATCTTCGTGTAACTTTACCACGTTATCACGCACCGCGCCACCCTCACCCATGAAGCCTCGTTATTGCAATAGTGGACGCCGGTGCTGCGGGTGCAAACGCCGTCGCCGCAGTTGCATCCAAGAAGCCGTTGTTGCCATCAACAGCCCACATGGCCTCCAAATAATCTCCGGCACTAAACTCAAATATGGCAGAGCGGGACACCACCAAAACCGAACCATTTTGATGCAAAGCGTTCTTCATAGTTGAGCCAGATACGTCTGTGCCGTTGACGCGAGGCCAAAACCAAAAGTTTACAGTTGAGCTGGACGTGGACGCAATTTGCGCAGAAAAACTGACCATGTACTGGCCAGCCTCATCAAACACAAGGCGCGAAGCCGGAGTGCCATTTGTGATGCCGTCAGCCGTGCTTGAGGTGTACGTTAAAGTGTACGCTGTGTTAATTGAAGCTGCCGTTTGGTCGGCGGTCACAGCACCAGCATATTTGCCATCCTCGAGCACAATCTGACGCCATTCTCCACCTTTTGACACCACCGGATACCCGGCCGCATCGTCCCAGAGTAAAGTGCCGTTTTCAATCGCTGCGGCGCCTGCCGGCTTAAAGATGAGCTGAGACAGCGCCCGACGGGTCCATGTTGAGAAGCTGCGCGCCCACTCGAATATATCGGGCCCGACATGCGGCGGGATCGGCGCCGTCATCTGCGGCCACCGGGCATGGCCTCAACTCGCATAATCCCGACGCGCCAGTCTGCTAGACGTGCGCCCTCAACGCGCATACGCGCCTGACGGCCACTGAAGCGTACCGAAGTCGGATTGGCCATGTCATACGGGCCGTGTGAAGTCTCGTCGCCATTCGGGAAGAAGCGGGTCTTGAACGTCGCTGACACGTCGCCCTGGGTGAGCTCGTCCGGTATCAGGCGCGTGACGCGCACAATCTCGTCTCCGACACCAATGGCAAACGGGCCAGTCTCTGCGAACACAGTCTCGCCCTCGTAATTGAGGCCGACCTCGTGCTCGTACATCGTGCCGCCCACAGACATCATCAGTGGGTGCTTAAACACGCCCCGGTCAGCGCCGCATGTGCGTGACAGGCTGCCGGTAGTCCAGTAGCCCTGCTTGTAGTCATAGGTGACGTAGCGGTCGATCTCGTTGGACCCCTCACTACAGTAAAACCACCAGATCTCGCCCTGCTGACCAAGCGATAGGCTCCAGCTCTTGGAAATTTGCGCGCGGTTCATGTCGCCGAAGACGTAGTCCTTCACGTCACAAGCCAGCTCCTGCACATTTGAGCCGTCATAAAAGAAGAATGACCTGTGGCCCATCCAGAATGTTCCGACGTCCACAGTTGATACCGCCTTGCGGGACGCGAGGCCGCACGCCTCTGACACCTTCTCAGTCGAGTACACAAAAGGCGCGCCGACGTAGGTCATCCGGTGCATGTCTAAGTCTGTGAAGATCAGCGTCTGGCCGCGTCCGCGCTGGGCCGCCATAATCTGCCCGGAAGTCTGTAAGATTTGGGCGCCCGCCTGATTGGTGCTGGCCGGGGTCCATGTGGTGATGTCCTCCTGATCGCTCCACTGCACGGTCCGCGGATCTCCGCCGCCGCCGAGGCAGAACAGGAAGCGCTCCTCGGTGACAATGAGGCCGAGGTTATCTGTTGGCGCATTTGCGACCACTGTGGCCGGGTTGGACGTGATGCCGTCCCACTGGTACACTTTGCCGTCGTACACACTGCACGCGACAAGGAAGCTGCCAAAATTGTCGAGGGACCATGTGGTCACTTCGCTATAGTTTCCAGTGTCCGGGCGCTCTGTGCCGTAAAACGACGTGCCATAGGTGCTGTAGCCATAGCCCGTCTTGACTGTCGCAAGGTCGTCGCCGGTCTGGAAGCCCGCGGGCGTGATGTCGTAGACGGTGCCGGCTGCGCTTGAGACGTACAACTTATTGTACGTCGCCAGTGCAGCCCATCGCGAGGCGTTGCTGTCCTGCCATGTGTGCATGCTGCGCGCTGTCTCGGCTATGGCATTAGTGATGCGCTCGCGCCACCCGCCCACCGGGCGCAGTGACGAGCCAAGCCAGCGGACGAGGTTCCCGTCACGCCAGCGGCCAGTGGCCTCATATTCGGTGCCGTTTCGGAACATCCCCGCGGGGATCTTGAGGGGAATGAGCGGCATTTAGATTGTCCCGGCTGTGTTGACGTTCCCAGTGACTGTGAGGTTGCCGCTCGCGTCGAGCGACATCTTATTGACGCCGCCGGTGGCGAACTTGAGCACGCCAGCATCCTCGGTGATCGTCCAGTCGCCGAAGTCGACTGTGGTGGCGTTTGCCGTTGTGATCGTGGCCGTTGTGATAGAGGCGGTGGGTATTGTCGCGGTGCCAGTGAACGTCGGGCTGGCCTTTGGCGCTAGACCAAAGAGTGTGGTGTCAAGGCTGGTCCAGTTATTATTGAGATCCGTGCCCCACTGGTCTTGGCTGCCACCAACGGTCGGCAGCGTGAAGCTGTAATTTGTGGTGGTTGCCATTCTATCAGTCCTCTGTCACTCCGCCGATGCGGTGATTATACACGCATTATCCGCGTGGTGCCACCTACGCATAAGTCGGCGTAGGTGGCGTGTTTTTACTCAGGCTTAGTGGGCCATGTGATGTTGGTTGGGAAGCCAGCTTGATCTGTGATGTCACGCAGTGCTTGGCGGTATGCTGTCTGCTCTGCGGTCATCGTGCGATCTGATAGCGCCCATACGTCTGTTGCTGCTATGAGGTTATCACGCTTATTGCGAACATCTCTTTCCGTGATTGGTGATACAGGCACATCTAAGTCCACGACCACGCCATCAAGTAATACTTTTGCCATGATTATCTCCTATGAGTATGAGTGGCCGTAAAGTCGATAGTAAAATTCAGAGCCAGTAGCGAAGTTAGAACCATTCTGCCACTTGAACCTAAATTTTGATGTAGTTGAAGCAGTGCCTGTTGTCTGCGTTCCTTGGCCGAGCAAAACATTTGCACTACCGTCATATTCAAGGGCCGCACCCATATGGCAAAGAAAGCGAGTGTAAAGAGAAGAACTATTAGCATCAAGAATTTCCATTACCCCATGAATGTAGGTATCTTGATTTGCATTAATAGCGTCCCCTACGTCAGGAGCAAAGTACATGTCAGTTACACCATCGTTTTGATTTCTGTTGGCCGGATAACCTGCCCACATAACGGTATAAGTAGATGACTGAGCGCTGCCGCCAGAGCTTAACATGTTAAGAAGAAGTGCAGTGCCAGATGCGCCACTTGGTTGCGTAGGGAGAACAAAATCTAGCCGGTGCTTATCATACCCAGAAGGTAGCGTAATATCTATTGCGCTTACCGCAGAGCCACCTAAAGTCACTTCCGATAAAGGTGTCCAGTGACCAAACGGTCCAGCGCTATCAAAGTTGTCATCGCCTCGTATTGTACTAGCCATAGTTATGCTCCTCCGGGCTTAGTGGGCCACGTCACATTGTGTGGGAACCCAGCCTGTGTTGTAATGTTCAACAGGGCGGTGCGATATGCTGACCACTCTGCTTGCTGTGCTTCGCTCATCTCTGCCCAGCGCAAAGGGTTGGACACGATAGGATCAACTACTGTGGCTAAGATGTTGTCACGCTGACCACGAACCCCTGCGGCTGCGGCTGCATCTAGCTCTGCCTGTGTGGGCGGAACATATGCTGCGAAGTCTGTGCCGATCAGAGCCATGACTGCATCATTGTCAATCGTGGTGTCAGTGTCAGACGGATCAAGAGTGTAAGGTATCCAGCCGTGCTGTGGATGGTTAATCTCTACATCCATGCGGAGGTTGTCAGCTTGGAGGGATGCCGCATTGCGGATTTGTGTGATTGTTACAGTCATTATGAAATCCTCACAAATACGGTAGCGTCAGAGTATCCTGTTCGAGAAGTCATACCCATACACCGCCAAGTGCCACTGGGCGCATTGCCAGCAGAGAGCCGTGGTGAACCCGCAAACTGCAGATTTGAAGCAGCGGTTGTCGAGCCTTCAGTAATGATGACGTTTGAACCAAAAAAACCATAAGTGCCAACAGCACCTGCAGTTGTACTAGGGCCAAGACTATCAATAGCACTCGTGAAAGTACCCGCTGTGTTTTCCAGCGTATCTACAATTACCTTACTCATTTAGTTGCCCTCCGGCTTTGTAGGCCAAGTCACGCCATGTGGGAAGCCATCTTGTTGTGGCACATTAAGCAAATCTGTGCGGTACTGTGACCACGCCGCTTGCTGCTCAGTCGTCATATCAGCCCAGCGCAGAGGATTTGACACCATAGCGTCTACCTCTACCAGCAAAGCATCGCGTTGTGCCCGTACAGATGCCGCCGCTTGTGCGTCTAGCTCTTCCTGAGTAGGGGCGACATATGGCGCAAAGTCTGACCCGATAATGTTCAACACCTGAGCGTTGTCGATTGTCATGTCAGTGTCAGCTGGGTCAAGGCCGTATGGTATCCATCCTAGTTGTGGGTGGTTTATTTCCACATCTATAAGTGTGTTGTCTGCGTTCATAGAACGTGCGTTGCGCACCTCTGTAATCGTAATGCTCATTATGAAACCCTCACAAACAATGTAGTCCCGGGGCCGCTGCTAAAGGTGTACGGCTTCAGCCCCATAGTGCGCCAAGAGCCGGAGCTTATTGCGGTGCCTACGTCTGTCCCACTAGCGTTGGCTGGAAATAGGTTGTAAGTGGCCGCAGAAAACAAATCTCCCGGGTTAAGAGTAAAACTACCTGTAGCACGGGCGATGAGGTATGTACCAACCGCCGCATAGTCTGTACTAGGCCCAAGGCTATCCATATCAACATTAGCTGTTGGAAGTGTCACAGTAATCGCGCTGTTGGTATTAGGCGCAGCAAAGTTAACATTGCCCGTCCCACTAGCGTTACTCGAAAGTGTAATCTTTGTCATAGTACGATCCAAACCTCTCCAGAGCCAACAGTCACAGTCACACCAGAGTTAATGGCGATAGGGCCAGCACTCATAGCGTTCTTGCCGTTGGTAATTGTGTAGTTAGTGGTGACAGTCTGCCCGTTCTCAAAGAATATCTCATCTGAGCCACCCCCTGTTGCGCCGCCACCGACACCCGCAGCGCTGATTGCCGCGACTGTGGTCGCGTCAACAGACGTGATGTTGGTCAACTCTCGCGAGTTGCCGATCACCTGTGTGCCGTTTACCTGTATAGCCATCCTCGTTCTCCTCTCGAACTATTAGCCGTTAAGTTTTGCCGTCAGCGCGTCGATCTGCGCCTGTTGCTCTTTGATTGCCTCGATCAAGAGGCCCACCATGTTGCCGTACTGCACAGTCAAGTGACCCTCGCCACCCTCCTGCACAAGCTCTGGCAGCACCGCCTGCACTTCCTGTGCTATCACACCTGACGACTTTTCGCCACTGTCTTTGAACGTGAAGCTGTAGCCGCCTAATTGCTGCACCTTGCTCACCGCGTCCGAGATCGGTGTGATGTCCGTCTTGGTGTTGCGGTCAGACGTGGTGTTGAATGTGGTGGCGGTCACTGTCGTGAACGTCGGGCTCGCCGTGACGTTGAGTGTGACAGAGCCGCTTGACCCGCCCCCGGTGAGGTTTGTGCCAGCGGAGACGTTGGTGATGTCGCCTGCGAAGCCGCCTTGCGACGCTAGATGAGCCAGTGTGCATTTGCGGATGTAGTTGTCGCCAGTGTCAACATAAACGCGCGACAGGCTGCTTGACGTGTCACCGGACGTTGTGTTGATCCAGCCTAAGTTGAGATAGCCGCTGCCGTCGCGAACCGGAATGGTGTTTGCAGCATTTCGCGTGGTGGACACGCTGTAGCCGTCAACAGACCCAGCGTTGCCAGTAATACTGCCAGACGACGTGATGTAGCCAGCGCCATTGGTAAGCTGGTTATTGTTAGTGATGTAATTGGCGTTGGTCGCGCCAGTGTAGCCCAGATTTGCCAGTGTCAGAGTGTGCGAGCCCAGAGCCGTGACGTGGCCATAGCCGTCGAGCGTTACGTCTTGGATGACTGTCGCGCCGGAGTTGTTGACGCTGCCCTGAGACGACGTGTCGTCGTGACTGATGCTGATCGTGGCATCAGAGCTCTGATTTGCGCTGAACGTGCCAGATCCGCCCAAGGCGCCAGTGCCCTGCACAGTCAGCGTGCCATTGCCGACCGACACCGACCCGGTGCCGACCGCAGTGACGTGTCCGTATGTGTCAAACGTCAAATCTTGAATAAACGTGTTGCCGCTGTTGTCGCTGCTCGAGACGCTGCTCGTGTCTGCGTGGCTCAGGGTGACGTTTCCGGTGCCGCCACCTGACAGGCCGGAGCCCGCAGTGATCGTCTGGTCGTCTTTCGCGCCAGCCTCGATGCCGTCCAGCTTTGTGCCGTCTGCGGCGACATCACGCCCATCGACTGTGCCGGTGACGACGACGTTGCCGTTGACTGTAGTGGTGCCGAATGTCGGAGTGTCGTTGAGCTGCACGGCGCTGTCAGCCAGAGCACCTTGGGCCGAAGTCGCGGCCCCCACGTCAGATGCTGTCAGGGCGTGTGACGTCAGGCCAGTGACGTGGCCGTATGTGTCCAGAGTGACGTCTTGTATCACTGTGCCGCCGGAATTATTTACCGTGGCCTGAGACGATGTGTCAGCGTGGCTGAACACTGTGCCAGTCAGGTTGAGGCCGCCGTCGGCGGTGTAGACTGCGGTCGAGGCCACCTGAGTGAACGTGATGTCGGTTGTGCCAAACGTGATCGCACCTGAGGCGTTCATCACATAGAGCTCACCGGCCCCAGTGTTACCCTCTTTGACGAAAAACGCGTCGCCCTCGCCGAAGCTGTCGGGGTCGCTCGGAGCATAGCTGTCGGTGTCCGTGGACCGCGTCATCACCCAGTTGGTGCTGCCAGATCCCACATTGGTCACTGTATATACGCCATTCTGTGTGGCGTCCGCTTGAGTGTAGATCAAAACGCGGTCAGCCGCTTGTAGCGTGATGCCGTCAATCGCAAGAGCGGCCTGTGTTCCCGCATTGGTCAGAGTGGCGCCCACGCCGCTCGATCCGTTATTGTACGTCACAGTGAGCGCTGAGGGGGCCTCAACGCGTACCGGGTCGTGATAGTGTAGGCCCGCCGCCGCAATCGTGTCGACGTACTGTTTTGTCGCCAGCTGCAAGCTGGTTGTCGGGTCTTGCTGCACAGTCACGTTGTTGAACGATGGGCTCTGCGAGGCTCCGAGGCCAAGATTTATGCGGGCGGCGGAGACACTGGCCACGTCGGACAAGTTGTTTGTGCCGATCAGCGCGCCGGAGAGCGTCGCGTATGCCGCGACCCACGCGCTGCCGTTATAAAATTTTATCAGGTCGTCTGAGTTATTATGATAGAGCGCGCCAGTTTGTAGGGCGTTGCCATCATTGTCGAGAGTGGGGTCGCTGCCCTTTGTGCCAAGGTACAGGTCTGTGAACTCATCGAGAGCCGTTGCGGCGTCCGACGCAGATGTCGATGCGGCGCTGGCCGATCCGGCGGCTGCGGTGGCCGAACCGGCGGCGGCAGTCGCGGATGAAGCGGCTGCGGAGGCAGAGCCAGAAGCTGCCGTAGCGGACGCCGCTGCATTGGTCTCCGCGGTCTCCGCGTTAGCTTCAGCCGTCTCAGCCGCTGTTTGCGCGGCTTGTGCGCCAGTCTCGGCTGTCTCGGCGTTTGTCTCGGCTGTCTCAGCAGCGGTCTGTGCCGCACTCGCTGACGACGCTGAAGCTGACGCTGCGGTAGCAGATCCGGCTGCGGCGGTAGCCTCTGAGGCTGCGGTGGACGCTGACCCGGATGCCGCCGTGGCGGAGCCAGAGGCAGCGGTCGCAGAACTGGCGGCTTCGGTTGCAGAAGTTGACGCGCCAGACGCGCTGCTTGAGGCAGCAGTTGCTGAAGCGGCTGCGGCAGTTGCGCTGGCCGAGGCGTTGCTCTCCGCGGTTTCCGCGTTGGTCTCAGCAGTCTCCGCAGCAGTCTGCGCCGTCTCCGCGCCAGTCTTAGCTGTCTCGGCGGCGGCTTGAGCTGCCACTGCGGCGACTTTAGATGTTTCAGACGCCGTGGCGCTGGTGGCGGCGTTAGTCGCGGATGTTGCGGCCGACGTTGCAGATCCAGCGGCCGCTGTGGCTGACGTGGCAGCGGCGGTGGCGCTGGTGGATGCGTTGGTTTCTGAGGTTTCCGCGTTGGTCTCCGCGGTTTCTGCGGCGGTCTGAGCAGTCTCGGCCGCGGCCTTTGCTGTCTCTGCGGCAGCCTGTGCGGTTTGAGCGCCGGTCTTCGCGGTTTCGGCTGCGGTCTGAGCTGTTCCAGCAGTGGTTGCCGAAGATGCCGCAGACGTGGCACTAGAAGCCGACTGCGTGGCTGAAGATGCGGACGCAGTTGCGGAAGCCGCAGCCTCTGCTGCTTTTGTGGACGCCGTGGACGCGGAGCCGGATGCAGACGTCGCGCTGGTGGCGGCTGCCGTGGCGGATGCCGCGGCGGCGTCTTTCGATGCCTCGGCCTGCTCGGAATAGTTTTCTACATTGTCCGCCTCAGTGGGCGAGCTCATTCCGGCGTCTTGGGTCCAAGTGGTTTCTGACATTATCGAGGTATCCCCATTTTAAGTGGACCGGCAACGGTGGCGGATTTGCTTTCGGAATTAAGAGCCTCAATCCCTGACTGGTACATTCCACCCCAAACTGCGACGCGGGCATCCTCACCAAGGTATGGCGCGGACTGCATCAGCGCGCCATAGAGCAACACGTCAGGCGCATACTCGAGCAGCCAGTTTGATGGCGCGGCGTCAGTCAGAGCCGGTATCTTGGCCATGTAATCCATCTTAATTTCATATGTCTGATCGGGTGCCGGGTAGAACTCAATCTGGTTTGCCGAAATTCGCATATAGCGCGGCTTGCCTGCGGTGGTGCTCGCAGCCCGCTTGGCCTCCATTTCACTGGCGCTGATCGACGAGATCAAGCCGCCAGCGGCGTGGCTTACATTGTCGATGCGGATCCAGTCGGTCGGCAGGTTTTCATACTGCTCGTCGACGTTGGTGGTGACGCGCTTTTCCTGCTTCCAGTGCCGCAGATCACGCGCGATGCGGGCCTCGGCCATGGAGATGAATGTGCCCGAAACTGCGGCCAAGTCGGTGCGCCCAAATAGAAAGTCAGCGATGGCCGATTTCAGCTCCGCATAAGTTGTAATGCTCACAGTCTGCCGCCTCTCGTTCTAAACGCCCGATTGTCTGGGTCGTTCATCCATTTCGCCAGTCGCTTGGGATCGTCTGCGATGCCCTCGCGCTTCAATTGATAATACACCGAAAGAGGGAGAGTTGCCACCTTGTTTAACTTCTCACCCCACCGCTCCTCGGAGCTGTTATATTCCCGCTTATTCTGGTCCAGAATAGCGTCCATCTGCTGAACCGTCTCAACGACATATTCGCCCTTGTCGGTGACGTGCCAGAACTTCTTGATCCCGGTCAGTTTGTCTTCGCTAAAAAGTCTTTTCATTACCCACTCCAGAGTAGTTGGGGCGACCGAAGCCGCCCCACCATTTTATGATACGTTGAGATCGAAAATGCCGCCGTGCGCTTTTTGCTGGGAAATTTTTGCTCCCATTTCGCAGATGAGCATTTTTTTCTCGGCGTCGCCGGTCTTGGCAAGATCAACTGCTTGGATCGGACGCAGGTAGCACACAGATGCGTACTCTGGGTCGAGCAAGAAGGCGTCACGCTCACGCTGGAAACGGTTTGGAACCACAGAAAGTGTACCAAAATCAGACAGATAGACGTCAGCTGCGCCGATGATGGTTGTTGGACCGTCGGATGGCGCTTGGTAACGCTGTGCGGCGATACCGGCGAAGCCAGATACAACAGTTTTGTTGTAAGGGCCGACCATCAGAACAGATGGCTGACCACCTTCTGTAAACGCCTGCTGCATCACGTCCTTGACCATTGCTTCGGTCAAGTCGCGCTGGGTGCCGTCGCCGCGGGCGTCGGAACCGTCTACGGCAGTTGGGTCTGTACCATCGCCAGCTTTGCTGGTGTTGGTTGCGATCCATGCGCCGAGGCCAGCAGTTACACGAGCAGTCGAAGAGTTGCCCGCATTTTTGGCTGAGTTTGCAGTCAAGATCAGCTCGACGTCGCGCTTCAGCTCAGAGCCGCGCTTGGCCATCTGGTAGCTGATTTCATCGTTACGACCGGCCAAATCTTGGCTGCCGAGGTTGTCAGCGACGATCATTGTGCGGCGGGCGATTTGTGTGTAGTTGCCTACGCGCGCAGTGGAAGCTGTTGAATCAAAAGAAGAAACATCATCTCCGTCAATGACTGGTACGTTCTGGGCACTAGCCAATTCGTCTGTTTGCCACTCGAAGTATGTGTTGGACACATTTTCGGAGCCGACATTAGACTGGAATGGAACGTCTTCTGGGCTTATGTTACTGATGATATTGGATAATTCTTCGCGAATACCTTTCGCGTCGAATGAGGTGAATGTATTACCTACGATTGCCATTGTATATTTCTCCTACAATAAGGCTTTGATGGCGGCTGCGGCATCATTGACGCGGCCGGTTTGTTTTAGACGCTGTTGCGCTTCGCGTACCGCATTTTTCGGTCTCGGTTGCGTACCGCGTGACCCTGCCCGCATCGTCTTGCTCCCCTTCGCTGGTTTCGGCTTGGCCTTTGCCTTATCAGCTCGGTTTGCGCCACGCGCTTGTAGCATTGCCAGTCTGGCCATTTTCACGACCACTGCGGAATTCATTCCGTCGATGTCAGCTTCCTGAAAACCTGACTGCAATAGAAAATCGCGAATTTCGCCGGCCTCTTGTGCCGCCACTTTCGCATCTCTCCATTCGGGGATCACGTCCGGCAGGATCTGCCTCTGCTCCTCCACGAACCGCGATTGCATTTGAGCAACTCTTTGCTGCTCCAGTTGTTGCATCCGCTGTTGCTCGGCGTGAACTGCTTGCAGTTGCTGCTGCTTCTGCTCTAGCTGTTTACGCCACTGACGTTCCGCTTTCGCGGCCAGAGCGGGGTCTGTGTCATACAGTGTGTCCCAATCCGGCTCCTGTTCGACCGATTGCTGAATTTGCTGCGCCAACATGGGCAGCGCCTCAGCATATTGTGCACGCTCCTGTAATACTGCGGCCTGAACTTCCGAGAATGCTTTCTTCTCTTCACTCAGTGCCTGAGTTTTACGGGTGTAGTCCTGCTGCCTTAGATAGCCACTTTTGAGCTCTTCGACCGTTTTCTCTTCGCCATTCACTTCGACTTCTGCCGCCATGATGTCGAACTCTTGAGAAGTGTCGTCGCCCTCATAGGTTTCGTCTTCGTCATCAAGATCGTTCGCCTCCGCCTCGTGGCTTTCGCCCTCCGCATCATCGAACATTTCGGCCTCGTCCACCTGATCGGCTTCCTCGACCTGCGCATCAACCTCTGCGGCGTTGTCCTCTTGAGAGGGTGCCATCATCGCGCTGATTGCTGTTTGTGCCTCTGACAACCCAATCCCTTGCGGGGTGTTGTTTTCTGCCATGACTTATTCTCCTAATATACGCCTATTTTCGCTTTTCCTCAATAGCCGCATTATCCACCATTGCGCGCAGCGACCGACGCACCGCGTCGACGCCTTGCAATTTCATGTAAACGGCCTCACGACCGTCGCTATCGCTGGTCGCGGTCGACTTGAAGTCGCCCCAGCACTCTTGCTCGATCTCGTCAAGAAACCGAGCCAGATCTGTGTCACGCAGAAGACGGTCGGCCTGCCGACCGTCGTCCACGATTTGTTGCTTACTCTTCACGCACTCCCTCCTTTATCACGTCGACTTGCCCGCGCATGATCTCGCGATTAATCGCCAGCTCGGAGCGGATCTTTTCGACGTTCAACTGCGTGCCGTATTTGGCCTGCATTTCCTCCGCCTTAACGAACAGCTCGGCCTCGAGCTCGTCGCGCTTGCGGTCGTCCTCCATCAGCATGTTTTCACGCTTGAGCTGCAACTCGGCTGCCTTCTTCTGCATGTCCGCTTGGATCTGCTGAATTTGCACTTGGA